TAACTCCCTTTTCCCAGAGTAAATCAGCCATTCCTCCGATAGATAACACTCAAGCCGCGCAAGGCTAAAGTGGGCTGACCTTACACAATAGAAGATCAGCCGATAATCGCCATTGAGTTGATCAATAAATACGCCAATGCCCACGTTTAGTGGGCTTTTTTATGGGTGAAATATGGCACGTAAACCAATTAAAGGCCGTAAAGGTGGGAGCAGTAATGCCACAACGCCAGTTGAATCACCGGATAGCATTCAATCAACCGCAAGAGCAAAGTTATTAATTGCCCTCGGTGAGGGGGAGTTTGCAGGGGGATTGGATGGAACCAATATTTATCTTGATGGAACTCCGATTAAGAACTCTGACGGCACCAGTAACTTCACCGGTGTAACGTGGGAATATCGTCCCGGCACTCAGGCTCAAGACTACATCCAAGGCATGCCAAATGTTGAGAATGAGATAACGGTTAACACTGAGCTTAAATCAGATACGCCGTGGGTTCGCTCCGTCACAAATACCCAGTTATCTGCTACGCGTATTCGCCTTGGATGGCCCTCATTGCAACGCCAGGCGGATAACGGTGATGTTGGTGGTTATCGTATTGAATATGCAATTGATGTATCGACCGATGGCGGGGCTTACTCGACGCTACTCAATACAGCTATAGATGGGAAAACAACAACGTTGTATGAGCGCTCTCATCGCATTAATTTGCCTAAAGCCACGACCGGCTGGCAGATCCGCTCTCGCCGTATTACCGCCAATGCTAACTCTGGCCGTATTGCCGATAAGATGAATATTGAGGCTATCTCTGAAGTCATCGATGCAAAGTTACGTTATCCAAACACGGCACTTCTCTATATCGAATTTGACGCGACTCAATTTCAGAATATCCCGGTTATTTCGTGTGAGCCAAAAGGTCGGATCATTCGTGTCCCAACGACATATAACCCGGAAACGCGCACTTATTCAGGCGTATGGGATGGTTCATTTAAATGGGCTTACACCAACAACCCGGCCTGGGTATTTTACGACATCGTATTAACTGAACGTTTTGGACTTGGTCATCGAATTGAGGCGAGCCAAGTAGACAGATGGGAACTGTATCGAATCGGTCAATATTGCGATCAGCTTGTTCCAGACGGGCGCGGTGGTAGCGGTACAGAGCCTCGTTTTTCCTGTGATGTGTATATTCAGTCTCAGGCTGAGGCATTTACTGTATTGCGCGATTTGGCGGCTATTTTCCGTGGCATGACTTATTGGGGCAATAATCAACTTTGTGCTTTGGCAGATATGCCACGTGATGTGGATTACATATTCACGCGAGCCAGCGTTGTTGACGGTCGGTTCACTTATGGTGGCGGTTCAGAGAAGAAGCGCTATACCACTGCAATGGTGAGCTGGAGTGACCCCGCGAACAACTTTCAGGATGCAATAGAGGCAGTATCAGATAACGACTTGGTTCGTCGCTACGGTGTCAATCAGCTTGATATGACAGCTATCGGCTGTATCCGGCAAACTGAGGCGAATAGGCGTGGACGCTGGGCGCTACTGACGAACAGCAAAGACCGGACAGTGAATTTTAATGTTGGGTTGGATGGGGCCATTCCGCTGCCCGGTCATATCATTGGCGTTGCGGATGAAATGCTGTCTGGTCGAAAGATGGGAGGGCGTATTAGCACGGCGTCTGGTCGTAATATCACTCTGGACCGCGTGGCCGATGTCAAAGTGGGTGACCGGTTACTCGTTAACTTACCGAGTGGCGTGGCCCAAGGTAGAACGGTACAAGCGATAAACGGGAAGATAATCACTGTCACAACGGCTTACAGCGAAATACTGGAAGCAGAAAGCGGATGGTCTGTTGATGCTGATGATTTAGCCATTCAGCAATATCGAGTGACCGGAATTTCTGACAATGACGATAACACTTACTCAATTTCTGCTGTTCAGCATGATCCCGATAAATATGAGCGCATTGATACGGGTGCTCGCATTGATGAGCGGCCCATCAGCGTAATTCCACCAGGCGTTCAGCCACCACCAACAAACGTTGTTATTGATAGCTTTTCGGCCCTATCTCAAGGGCTGGCCGTAACAACATTGCGTGTGACATGGGAGCCAGCCGCTAGTGCAATAGCATACGAGGCAGAGTGGCGACGCGATAATGGTAACTGGATATCAGCACCACGTACTTCTGCTCAAGGATTTCAGGTTGAAGGGATTTATGCGGGACAATATCAGGCTCGTGTTCGTGCTATTAACCCCTCTGAGATATCTAGTATTTGGGCGAACGCGCAGGAAACAACACTAAAAGGCAAAGAGGGGAATCCCCCTATGCCAGTGGGCTTTGCTGCGACCGGCATTCTCTTTGGTATTACCCTGAGTTGGGGTTATCCGGAAGGGGCTGAAGATGCGCTAAAAACAGAGATTGAATATAGCCTGTCTGCTGATGGTACTGATGCGATGCTGCTGAGTGACGTGCCGCACCCGCAACGGAACTACACGATGCAAGGCTTAAGAGCAGGGCAAGTCTTCTGGTTCCGTGCTCGAATAGTTGATAAATCAGGTAATCAGTCGCCATGGATAGACTGGGTTCGCGGCATGTCCAGTACAGACACAAGTTCGATCCTTGAGTTTGTGGGCGATGAGTTCATTACAAACACCGTTGCCGGGCAGCAACTGCTCAACAATGATTTCATGAACGCCGAAGGTATTCTTGAAACGGCTAACGCCAATAACGCGAGTGTTAGACAACAATGGGAGCAGTATGGCGAGAACAAAGCGGGGATTCTTGAACTCTGGACAACGCAGGCCAATGACGCGCGCGCATTTGCGGAGTATCAGCTATTAGTCACTGCAACATTTGAAAATCAAACAGCAGCTATTGACCAAAAAATGACGGCGGTTGTTGATGCTGATGGCGCAAGTGCAACATATAGCTTACGAGCTGGGCTTAACTATAAAGGTCAGTTTGTCAGTGCGGGGATGGTCATTGGTGCCGAGTTTGTTAATGGGGTGGCTAAATCCTCAATTGGTTTTAATGCTGACCAACTTATATTACTCTCCGGTCCAACTGGTAATGTATTTTCGCCTTTTGCAGTGGTAAATGGTCAAGTATTTATTAATGATGCATTTATTGCAAAGGCATCAATTGGGCGAGGAAAAATAACAGATACCCTCGAGTCAGATAATTACGCTCAAGGAGTGTCTGGTCTAAAGTTAGACTTTAAAAACGGCAATGCTGAATTTAATAATGTAACTGTCCGCGGAACGGTATACGCTACCGCCGGTAAATTTAGCGGCACAATTGAAAGTAATGATGGGTATTTCGGCGGAACGGTTTATGCCAATAAACTAATAGGAGACACCGCACAAGGGGTACATCTTAAGGGGTATGTCACTTCCGCAGGGATGGCGACAGGGACTATCACAGAGAGAGTGCCTAGCGGAGTTCTATGGACCGTTTTTACTTTTGATTCCGCTAATTTTGCCAGAACATTAATTATTAATGGGGATGTTACTTGGGGGACTATATACTCCGGGAATGATCTCGAGGTGTTAGTTAACGGGGTTTCCGTTCTCAGCTTTGTTACCGGCGGGTCCTCCACTCCCGCGACGACGACGGGGGGTGTTTCATTCGCTCTTCCCGCTACAACGCTTGGAGGGAGGGATGTAGTAAGCATCCGTTATAATAGTTTTAGCGGAGGGAGTTCTAACATCCCCCCAAATTTCAACGCATCCGTAATAATAGTTAAAAAAGGAAGCGGAGGAGTTCTAGTAGGACCTAATAATGTAGCCGCATAAATAATTCACTTTATCCATTTCCAAAATTATATTCATTCAATTAATAGCGAGAATAAATCATGGCTTGGTATAGAACAGGTCGGGCTTCGTCCGTNGATTCTGCAATATGAGATTCTAGCTGTAGACAGTGACACCAAAATCAGAATTGCAACGAACGCGACAACGACAGTCAATAATTCAGAATATGCAATAGTAACAACGGTGGCTAATTCATATTCAGCACTGGCTCGGCAAACGTCGGCAAATTTAGCCGTATATGAAAAATTATTGAGTGACTGGAATAATATTACTACTGGGACTGGCAATGTCACAATAATTGCACCTGATGGCATTCAAGTAATAATGCCATCGCTTAATCAGATGAATGAGAATATCAACAGCAAAGTAACACAGCAGCAGTTAACAGGCGTTATTGGTACGGCTCGAAACGTTGCTATGAATGTAAACCTCGCAAGTGCTACTGCCGCTCTCGTTGCTGATGAAATAATTGTGCAAACAGCCATCGGGGGATTGCAATACAAAATACCGAATTTCAATAAAAGCATAAATCTAGCTACGGTGGGTGCGGGGGGGATGAATGCGGGAACCGCTCCGGCGAATGGATTTGTTGCACTATATGCAATTTATAATCCGTCTAGCACTGCATCAGCATTGCTCGCTGTAAATACAACCGGCAGTGTTGCACCCGAAGTATGCGGTGTAACTATGCCAGCCGGATATACCGCATCTGCACTTATCAGCGTATGGCGAACCGCATCTAGCTTATTAGTTGAGGGGCAGCAGATAGACCGTACAGTAATTATTGCCGCCTCAGCAGTTTCTTCAGGATCTGGAAACGTGACAAGCCAATCATTTAGCCTTGATGCGGCAGCACCCAAAAATACAAAGTCGGCCTTAATTGAAGCGATAATTAATGCGACAGGGTCTGGCAACTCTTTGATAAGGGTAGCGTCATCAGATCGTCAAATTGGACGAGTGTTCTCTCAAATAGGGGGGCCACTTGCGAGTTTTTCTGCGTGGGTACTTGTTACCAAAGCATCGAACGCTTTATTCCTGACAACGGGATCAGGGGTCACCACCCCCAGTTACAACGTGTATTGCAACGGCTATTCATTTTAAGGATAAATCATGGATTATTTTGCGTTCGAAGATGTTAGCAGACAAAAAATTATTAATTGGTCTTCTGGCGGGATAGATACCGACTATTTTGAATTTACGGGTAATATCGAATTCAGTGATGAGCGATGGTATAACTTTTATTATAGCTTTCCGGACTTCATGCGTGAGTTTCTTCCTGTGCCGACATATGTCCCGCCAGCAGAGAGTGAGATTAAGAAAGAGTAAGTTAGATGCTTTCCCTTTCAGAAATTACCTTAAACTCTTCTTCATACTCAAATTGACATGAAACAATTGGGCCATGGATTGGCTCAAACTTTGACACGCCATCCCACCACATCAAATCGCCATCTATAATTATTCGTTTTGTTGCCCAGTCTGGTGCATTGATGAAGTGATCTTCATTACCGGAAATAATTGTCCATTTCATGCGTGGGTGTCCTTATTAATTTTGTGGATAGGGTAGGAGTTGCTTTATAAACATTCGAATTGGTTATGCAGATCAATACTTGATTATTGATCGGCTAAAACGATCAAATTGATATCGAGGGGTTCGGTAGCGTATCTGGGCAGGGATGCCTATTGAGGTTGGAGGATTTATGGCGTGACACATTCGTGACGTCAACGTGTGCCGTTGTAGTGTCACAATATGGTCATTACTTTCCTAAAGACACTGTGTGAATGCAGTTTTAGGCTTTAAAAACAGTGCGTTACATGTGGTTCTAAGGACTCTTAATCAATTGGTCGCAGGTTCGAACCCTGCACGACCCACCAACGAAATCAATCACTTAGTATTAACCTCTAATTTCAAATCTATTTCATGGGACATATTTGGGACACAATCATTAAATATTGCGTCTATTTGTCTGGCATGTTCATTTAAATGATTTGGTGAAAGATGAGCATATCTTTTAACCATTTCAATTGATTCCCATCCACCCATTTCTTGTAATGCAGAAATAGGAACTCCGGATTGAACTAACCAACTTGCCCATGTATGTCTTAAATCATGAAATCTGAAATTATCTATTCCGGCTCGTTTTAATGCAGAATACCAAGCCTTATTACTATCAACTCGTAATTTCCTAATTTCGGGTGTTAATGTTCCATCGGATCTGTTTGAAGCATGAGTGTGAACAAATACATATTTGTTATGCTTTCCAATCTGCTCCCTAAGCACTTTTACGGCTGTATCATTCAGGGCTACGCCAATAGCCCTGCCTGACTTACTCTCTTCCGGGTTAATCCATGCAACTTTCCGCTGCATGTCTATCTGTTGCCATTCCAAGTTGATAATATTGGAACGGCGCAGGCCGGTAGACAGCGCAAATCGTACGACGGACTTTAACGGCTCCGGGCACTCATTTATTAGCCTGATGGCCTCATGCGGTTCCAGCCAACGAATACGTTTATTCTTTGGTTGTGGCACCTTAATAAGAGGCGCTTTATCAAGCCATTTCCATTCTCGCTCTGCCGCCCTCATAATGGACTTCATCAACGAAAGGTGTGCAGCCTTTGTCGCTGTTGAGGATGGCTTAGACTTGAATGGAGGCGGCTCTTTCCCTTTGTTAACAACCGATGCCGCCATTATTCGCCAGTTTTCTTCATGCCTACGGTTCGTCATCTTACTGATCGCTGCATAGATCTTCGCTTCAGTAATATCCTTTAGCTTCATTCCCTCGAAATGCGACAACCAAAATCCCATCAAGCTTTTATCAGTATCAAGAGATCGCTTTTCCGCTTTCTCTTCAATCCAGCGTAAGCAAGCCTCTTCGAACATGATCTCAGGCATTTCTCCTAGCCGGTCAACGCGCCAATAGTCAGACTTTAACTTGTCGTGCAGTTCCTGAGCCTGCCGCTTGTCTTCAGTTCCAAGTGATTCTTTAATACGCTTCGCACCCGGGATAGAGATGCTCGCGTACCATACCTTACCTCTGCGGAAGATTGACATTGTGGTTCTCCTGTCGCACCAACCGCGCTCACTGCAACAGTGTGCAGCGGATTTTGTAGGGCGGCAATACATGCTTGGCGGGTTATGATGTACGGTGACTGTTTTGCTTGTGTCTTACGGCTTGCTGTTAATCTTCCTGATTTAATCCACTGTGATAGTGTTGGCCTTGATATACCAAGGAATTCGCAAGCCTCATCGAATGTGAGACTGTATTTATCCATTTGGGCCTCTTATCTCTTTATCAATATCATCACCGGTTCCACTTAAACTGACCATTCAGTACTCCGATGGCGAAAAGAAGCCAAGCCAGCTTGTAGCCAAGTGGCTTTATCGTTTCGTAGTGGCGCAGGATGATAGGGCGGGTGATGGAGTCTTTGTTTGTGTTAGCCGGCAGAGCGGCGAGGGTGGTTTTAATTTCGTTGTTACAGTTTCTTGCAGCCGATTGGAGGGCGTTTTGTTTCTCTTCAGGAGTCACAAGTTACCCCGCATTACTAACGATATAGAGCGTTGCTGCTATCGAGTACCCAATGAGATATATCCAGAACCAGGTACCGTCTGATATTTTCATGCCGCCATCCCCTTGCGTCGCTCATCAATCTCATAGTCATCACGACACCCCGCATCACAGAACAGTCCACGCTCTATGGGCTGGCGACACTCTGAGAAGTGGCAATACCCGGTGAACGTCATTGTCGGCTTGCGATTAGCTATTCCGATTTTGATGTTGAGTAATTCGAGATTTTGGGCTTGGTCGATTTCGTCGCACATTACGCCACCTCATTTGTTTGTTGGTTCAGCAATCCAAACTTGACGATTTCCAGTACGCCAAGCACCTCACAGATGCCTATTTCACCGGCATATTCCTGAATAAGGTCATTGATTCGGCCCGTCAATTCAGCGGGCAGCGGGAATTTACGCTCAACGGGGAGCATTGAAATAGCCATAGGGAATCTCCAGATTTAGTGAAATCCGTTTCTGTGAGTCCGTGGTGGGGTTAAAACGAGTTAGCGATACACTTCGCTGCATATGAGCACAACGTCAGTCCTGCGCTCTTTAATCAGCGTTGATATTTGCTGGCATTCAGATTGAGTAGGGTAGATATCTTCGGTAACTGGTATGGCATTGCAACTATCGTTAAAGCAGGAAGTAATGAGAAGAACAAAGCCGATTATCATTAGTCCTCCGCTGGCTTGGCTGCTGTGAATAGTGGAATATTATATTTCCGATAAGCATCGGCACACTCGGCTGTCAATCCGCGAAGTCTATTGTCAATCGTGCATACGTTACCTTTTTCATCCATCCACGCAGCCGGTTCCAACGCTTTCAACTCTGCAAGTTGCTCACGCAGTGATAGCAGTTGTCGTGCTATCTCCGCCTCTCGACCAACAGGGTAAAACTCCGTCATCTTATTTTCGAAAGCGGTAATCAGGTACCGGAGCTGCTCGTCAGTTATCTCCGTTGGATATTTCAGCTTATCTTTACTCAGCATCTGCATTCCCCTCTACCAGTTAGCTTGTTCATGGTTTTTTCCTTAACTTTTTCAATACTTTTTCAGGGATGAAAGTCACAATGAAAATTAATGGCCATAGAATAACGACTATCAAACCATAAATAAGCTTCAGCCTTATTAGTCCGCCGTCTCGAATAAGTAACACGGAAATAAGTTCAAACGCCCCCAGTGGTATCCCGCAAAATAAGTAGATAATTACCCACTCCATCACTCCCCCTCTACCGTGAAACCGGCTACACCGATGTTCTCAGCAATCTGCGCCAACGCCGCTGCTGTGGCTGCAAGGGGTTTTGCCATCCAGTCGAATGATGTAAGAATGCCATTTGTGAGTACGCCGATATTAAAATCGTCGCTATCCTGAAGTTTAAAACCGTGCTTTATTGCCTTATCTCGATTATCAAACTCAACAAGGTCAGAGTGATAATCGATTCCTGAGCCGCTATCATTGCACCAAGCTCTTTGCAAAATAACGATGTATTTGACTGGTGCTGGCTCCCCCTCTACCGGATCATTAACGTAATGCCAGTGTGTAGCAGAGCTGCATACCGCTTTGAACAAGTTGGCGGGTACAAGCCGGTATCTCAGGTCAGCGGCATGATGTGGTGTAAACACGCACACACGGCGTTGCCGGTTTAGATCGGGCATCTGGTCACTGCACTTAATCCAGCCGTGCTTCTCATTTGCCGCTGATAACTCGGCTTCTGCTTTCTCGGCGCGTTCTTTCAGCATGACAATTCCTGCTGTCAAATAACCGATAGCTTCACTTGCCACATTTGATTGCTTTCGCCATTCAGCATCATCAGACATTGCTGCTTCCACAACGCTGTACCACTGCTTACTTTCTTTCTCTGCTTTTTCAACTCGCTGTTTCCACTCAACAAGCAAACAACCTGCATCAGACAGTTTCATCTTCAGCTCATGATTTTCTTTCTGTGCCGCTTCCAGTTGGGCTATCAGGTCGAGGATGGTGGCGGGATTTGCGAGAGCTATAAACTTTGCCTTGGCACTTTCGCCATTGAATTCCTCGCAATTGCATATATGGTCACACGTTACATCCCCGCCAGCTAAATAATCTACGGAGGTAACTTCTCCAGCGCTATCAATCCACTTTTCATAACCAATGGCGTTAGCCGCTTTCTTCAACTCTTCGATGTTATTCATTGCAGCACCTCCATTTCGCCATGCTTAACAGTCTCACCAGCGCTTAAGCTCTCACTCAGCAAAAATGAGAGATCTAGCAAAATATCGTCTTTGTTTTTGCAGTGGCAGGCGTTAACGAATGCCTCAATGTAGCCATTCGCTAGCTCCTTCATTTCCTGCTCGGTGAGGCGTGGTGGTAATGACTTAGCCATATCATTCACCCCTCAGGCTGGCGGCGAACTGGCGGAGGTCAGCGGAACACAAGTAAACTTTGCCTGTCAATTCGTCTGTTACGGCCTGTCTTCCAAACTGAGCATCCAATGCGTTTTCAATGGCCTGCGCCTTTATCTCGTTAAGCGCCTGAGTTGTGGCTGTAAAATCTAACTCTTCAGCGCATGGGATAACTTCACCGTAAACGCGCTCCATCGCGCAATCCCAGCCATGTTGCATAGCGTCGTAACGGTCAGTAATTCCTCTGTCTTCAAGGCCGCAGCCCATCCCCTCGCTGTGATATTGAGGCTCGTTATCAAGGTCGGTTACTGAGTCGATGATTTGCTTCATCACGGCATTCTCAGCAACCAACTGATGCACTTTGGCAATGGTGTCACCCGCAATAGCTCCGGTAATGCCCAGCGCTTCAGCAATCAGCGAACAAGTATTGAGTGCGGCATCACGCTCAGCTTTTAACGTTTCATAATCAGTATTTTCAGACATAACGATTCCTCAGCAGATTGACTGCCGGTAATGGGGTGGGGGTTAGTCCTGCTTGACCGACCAGCCAATACCGGCATATTCACGGCCAACCTGACTTGTAATAATCGGAGCAGGATTGCTTAAGCTGAATGGACGCCGCTCCAGCGGTAACAAGTTAGCAGGGCAACGAGGGTAATTCGCCGTTATCCTGCCTATCGTCCTTATAATCGTCTTGTTCAGCCGTTCGTGTTCTTCTCCCCGCTTTGCACAATCAAAAGCCGAGAGGCATCCTGCAATTATTTCTGCATAGTTTTCTTTTCTGATTGTCATGAGATTACCTGCGGGGAGTGGTTACATCAGAATGGAATGTCGTCGTCAAAATCCATTGGTGGTTCGCTGCTTTGGTGCGCTGCCTGTTGCTGTCCCTGCGCGTGTTGCTGCCCCCATTGCTGCTGATTTTGCGGCGCTGAACTCTTCCCTGATTCTTGCTGCTGCGGCTTTCCCTGCTTATTGCCAGCTTCGATAAACCCTAATCTGGCATTGTTTAATTCAAGGGTGATGGACTGTCCATTTTGACCATCGTAAACATCGACTTTGATGCTTTCCCCGAACACCTCAACGATAGCGCCCTCCATGAGCACCTCCCTGTAAAACTCCGCCTGTTTGCCTTCCTTGGAAAAAATCACAGCCTGGTAGTTGGTGAATTCATTTTTCTGCGACTTCCTGTCGTAGTAGCGAACCCCGCCACGTATTCCAAATCCTATGGAATCACCAGCGGCAAACTCCCTTGCCGGTTTCTGTAGTTTGATGGTTATTGTGTGTCCCATTACGCCGCCTTTTTAAGTTCTGAGTTTCGATGCTTGAACACGTCAATGCATTTTGCTTGGTGATCGGATGATTCAGCCAGTGCGTTCCATGTCGCGGTATATATCAATTTCAGTTCTTCAGAGCTTTGGCAATCCGATGCTTGAGCTGTGAAGTCTGCGAGTATCTTGTCAAATCCTCTGCCTACATTTGGCCCTTTAACTTCTCTAACAACTGCATCATTTTTTTGCAGAGGCAGCGCCCAAGCAGGCAATGTGGGAGGCGTCCAGTAGATTGTTTTCTTGTCTTTAGTGCTGGCTCGGTTCCAACCATTGCGCTTTTCCAGGCTAACTTCTGCGAACCCCTCTTCAATCTGATATAGATATCGACCAATCCCCCACTGGACGGCCGCGCGCTTCATTGCCCCTGACATGCCGCCTTTTACCGCCTCAACCTGCGTGTTCTCGGCTGCGTCCCATTTAGTGATCCACTCTTCTTCAACCTTGATGGATATTCCACACATAACGCCGCTGTCTGGAGCTGGCTGAAACTCATTGCGCCAAAATGCTTTTCCACAAACATCATCGAGGCGCTTCATAATTGCCCTGTTGGTAACATAAGCCAGCACCATGGCCCAAGGCTTGCCGTTGCTTGTCACTCCGCAAGACTGCACTCGCCACTCAATATCAGCGGCAGGGAACGGCTCATCTAATTTATTCAAATCCACGTTGCGCCTCCTGAATTCTTTGTTGCTGCTGACTTGTGCGCTGATCTGCATTGGCTTCCATCTGTGCCATTTCATCCGTGAATCGCGGATCAGCTATCAGTCGCGGCCATGCAACTGATTCGAGTGCTGCATAAAAACGCTCGTCCTGTGTCATGCAGCCTCCCTAAGCTCAATCGATACCGACGCATCCATTTGATAAATGCGCCGCTTGGCGGCTGCACAGGTGAGATAATTGGCTGCTGAACGCTTACTGCCGGCAACCCGGCAAGCTCGAGCATTAACTAGCCAGTGGTTATGCCACCACTTAAGTTCCTTTTTTGTCATAGCGGATTCCCCTTCGCGCGTAGAAACTCAACTATCTTGTCCAGCAAGCTCTTGCGTGGCGGGGGAGTGAAGCTTGCTGATGTGAGGCGGTAGGCCGGTGAATGCTGAATTTTGGTCAAATAGTTAGTAGAGCAGCCCGATGCGGTCTGCCCAGCAAATGCAAGTTGCATGGGATACTCCGGTTTAATGTTTAAAGGTTTGCTTCGTAAAAAGACTTAATAGCGGCTTCGAACTTTTTGAGGTCAAATGACCCAGCATCACCAGCCGAATCTGATTCAATCCAAATTATTCCGTCTGCATAATTCGAAATAGTGAAGTCACCAATTTTTACTGCTTTGGACTTTCCGCTATCAACTGATGGGTTTGTGTCTGTGTTGGTAAATAAAATACTCATGCTCATTTCCTTGTGTTTGGCCCACAGCAAAACACCGACAGTTGTCAGTTATTCAGTGTTGGGAGTGGGGAGTTACTCGGTTTCTTCGTCTTCAGCTGGCTCTACTGCTTGGCAATTTATAGCGCCGCATTCTTGGCATTCAGTGTGAGTTAATGCTGAGAATGGGCCTTTCCAGATAACGGTGCCGCCACAATATTGACATTGCATATCTCACCCTCTCGCCTTAATCATTGCGTCCACTCCAGTTGCTTTAGCAATGGCTGCTTTTGCTGCATTAAAAACATCAGTGTCGCGGTCTGCTATTGCAACAACAGCTTGCAGCGCTTCAAGTAGTTCGGGCGCCGCGCTGAATAAAGTTGCATTGCTAATGGTCTCAGCTTTTGCGTCTGACCACTCTTTTACAAAAGCAACTACCAATCCTTCTTTGTCGGTGACGGTGTAAAATTTTGCTTCTGATATATCCCACCAATCAGCACAACCGTTAAAGCTGAATGGCCCTGCCGTGTATTTCCCTGTCATACATCACCTCATCTAGTGGTCTTATTGCTGCCACCGGTTAAGTGGCAGGGGTAAGGCTACTAATTTGGCTCGCGTGGTGTGTGGTTATAGCGGTGCCAGCCATCTGTAAGCTCAAAGGTCGAGTAGTGTTCGCGACGCTCTGCAAATCCAAGCTCAACAGCTAAGGCGTGTAACTCATGACGGCGCTTAATTTGAGCCATGCCAATCCAGTCAGCATCAGCCTTTCGCTTCTGGCATTGCCTTGGTGTCGAGTCACGGTAATCAATTGCGCTTATCTTGCTGCTACGCTTCATGTCAGCTTTCATCTCACGCAGTATTCTCAGCATTGAGTCAATTCGCTGTTCATCAAGTGAACCCATCATTCATTCCTCATTTACCCGCCAATTTAGGCAATAAAAAAGCCGCAGTTAGGCGGCTATTCATATTTTGCGACGTCATATCCTTTATCTTCCAACCATGCCACCACATCTGACTTATTGAGCTTTTCAAGTGCGACAAATGTTTCACGCCTTCGGGTTAACCTGCCTATTGCCCTTTGAAAATATGTATTCATAACCTCTTCAGGAAGCTCGCTCCACCAAGGCATTTCTCGACCACTTTCCATGGCTGAATCAACCACTCCGTCATAGATGATTTGCGCCTCGGTGGATATTTCTTGATGCGTAAGTTCGTTCATATTTACCCGCCAATAAAAAACAGCCAATAAAAAACCGCCAATTAGGCGGCTTATAGATTGTTGATTTGCTGTTCTATATAGGCTTTATCAGCCTCTATTTTCTCTTTCGACTTATTGAAATTGTCGGATAAATTCTGTAGTTGCTTATCGCTGTTTGCATGTAATTTGGTTCGAATAACTAGCATTTCATCGTGATTAAACTCAATGCCCATCCTCTTACATTCCTGAAGCTCTTCAACGCCGATATAACTTTTTTCTAGCTGGGCTATCGCAATGGACTTAACGAAAGACTTAGCCTCCTCGTAGGTCTTGAAGAATGACACGCTAGTGTTGTCTCCGCTTCCGTCACTATATCGGTTCACTTTCAACGCTATATTTCCGTTGGAATTACCAAGCACAGAAAGCAGTTTCAACCCTTCGTATCGCTTATTTCCGTAACTGTTTTCAATAATCGACATGTATTCGTAATAACGTTCGATTTTTGGAATACGATAAGAAGATGCGACCGCATAGTTAAGTTGCCCGGTCATTACATCGATGAAGTGGGTCAAGTCTTGCTCATCAATGTGATCTGAAAATTCCTTAACCTGCTTGAGCATGTCGCGGTATAGGCTCAATTTGTTTCGAGTATCGGAAATTTCACGATTAACAGACTCGATCGCTGCTTTAGCCTTAGCAAGAGCTGCTTCTTGACGGGCCTTTTCTTTTGATAGGTAAGACTCTACCGGTACATCATGGAGGCTTTTAACCACAAAGCGCTCACCGCCCGGTAATTCATCACCAGCCGCAGTAACAAACACTTCCTGTACGATGGTTTCTTGATTGTTCAACTGCCCGACGATAACAACCTTTCTTCCGTCGCTTAAAAATTTCGTTTCCATTCTCTTACCCCTTAACTATGTGGTGGGCTTCTAAATAAGCGGTATGCTTTTACCGCGCATCTTC